AGGAACATCAGACCAAATTGCCTTGGTGATATGGAAGCCGTTGACTCCTGCCTCACCCTCTTTGATGATCTTATAGAAGTGGTTCATTCCATTTGGTGTGGAGATGATGGCAATCTTCGAGGTCTTACCACTTGCGATGGTAGGATATACGGAAGCAAAGAACTCATCGGCCACATTATTGGGGACGAATGCGAACTCGTCCATGAGCAGTAAGTTTGCAGTCATACCTCGAATGGCTGTGCTGCTGGTGCTGGCTGCCATTACTCGAGAATCATTCTCAAGAACAAACGATCCCTTGTTCCACTCAACAACACCTTGCTGCATCCACTGCGGGACTCGCTCATAGGCATATTGAACTCGCTTCAGAATTTCGCGCGCGATGCCCGCCTTATTTGCCAAGATTGCTACAGTTTTTGCATCATTGAATAGAACAAACCAGCATACAAATGCTGCAACTACAGTAGTCTTTCCTGCCTGTCGGCAGATGATGGCTGCGGTTTTCCTGTGAGTCTGTAGCGAGTTGACAATGTCCTTCTGATATGGGAACAGGATCATCGGTTGCTCGCCATCATCTACTGTGATGATCTTTATGTACTTCTCGATGAAATAGATAGGATCGTCAGCACATCGGGAAAATTCATCTACTTGCCACTGCTCCCAGGCTATTGCAACTCCACGAGCCTTGAGCTGGGAGTTTCTATTGTAAACTGATGGAGAAGCGCTCATTCTTCTGGGTGCGTCCACCCGAGCCGGTCACCAGTACTTCCTGTACCGGTTTCTGTAATCTCAAAGGTTGTCGGGTTGCCTTCTGCTCTGTATTCTGCTGGTGGAGAAATGAATGGGTTGCTCGGTGTTGGGATTTGATTGTACAGGTTCGCGTTGGTGTGGTAGATAACTCCATTGCCACCAGTATGGACCTGTCCGAGGAATTTTACTTTCATTGTAAAGTCTAGGGTGTTGATCACCAGACGACGGCTTTTCATATCACCCTCGTAATCATCTGTTGTGCTGACGCTGTTCAGGATGAGTGGGAAGTTGAAATTGAGATTCAGAGCCTCCGATACACGCACATTCAGGTTGTACTCGGGGTTGAATATAGGCAAAATCTGCTCGATGATAGCTAGAGAATCCTCTGTTCCCTTGGACAAGATGTTCAACTGTATCTGTACATTGTATGGGACTGGCGTGTAGGCATATGATAGTCCGTCTGGTCCAAGGCACTTGATTATATTATTCTTGTTCGTCATATCACCAGCCGCGAATGAGTAGCCTACTATCTCAAAGCCCATTCGAGGAAGGGTGGAGAAAAATGTCTCAGACAGAGTGGGGTCCTCATCAACCTTGCGAAGGGTCTTTTCCTTTGGTGAGTAGGCAATAGGCACTTGTACAATCTCACCGACTGTCCCGTCTAGATTCTTTCGGATGACTTTAATCTCCGAGAACAATGCCCCGAAGGCGATTACAACCTTCTTGAGTGTCTCGTGATAGTATGGGGTCTCAAACATTATAGGTCACCGAATGGATTGTTTTGGTCGAATACGAACTCCGCGGCCTTTGTAGCTAGCTCCTTATTGTCGCCATAGTGCATAGGCTTGGTCACATCTTTACCAACAGTGACTTGCATATTCTCGAATCGTGTATCGACCGCGGCTATGCCAGTTTGGATCACCTCGCCACCATATCGGAATTTCTCAATGGTTAGCTTGTAGGTATAGAGCTTCCCGAGTTGGTAGAACGGTGATAGATGCTCGACAAACATTACCTCGAACACACAGTCCACGCGTGGCCAATAGATTAGATCGCCTTCGTTGGGGCGAGTGCCAAGCTTGTGTTCTGTATCGTTAGCGCGAGATTCATCCCAAGTTCTTCTCGGGATGGACACTGTAGCCTGCTCGTCGAATTGGAGACCGAACTTCGACATAACAGAACCACTACCTTCAAAGCCCTCGACAGTCTCTAGATACATGATCATCTCATACCTAGAGGTAAATTTACTGAGTCTATCCTCACCTAGAATCTTAGTCTTAGCAACAAACTCTCGTGGCATGTACAAGAAGTCGTCCCCGTGGATGTTCGTAGCCTCGTTGATTAGAGACTCATACAGAGAGTTTTCATTTGACCACTGCTGCGATTGCAGTCTGAGTGTTGCTGTAGTTGCCATTCTGTCCTTACGCGATATAGATTGGAAGCGGCGCCTGAGAGTTCATGATTCGATCTTCAATCTTTGTGATCTCTTCAGTAGCAGAACTGATCATCTGATTGGAGTCAACGGTCACACCACCAGGCAATTGCATTCCTTGGTATTTACTAAGATTATTACCCCACTGCTGCTTACATTTCGCCACGCAGTATTGTTTGAAGGTGCGCTCGTTCCATATTTTATTTGGTTGGTCGAGTCTCAGGCTTGTGTAGACCTCCAAGCACAGAAGGTGACCCTCGTCCAAGTTACCAGTATCGGTCATCGTAAGCAAGCCGTCTAGGCGGTTGAATGTAAACGATGGCTCGGCTATCAGCATAGCTTGAATTGTAGATAGATGCTGCATGACCTGCTCGAAGTAGATCAGATTGCCACTACTACCGACAGGCGCCAGTGCGTCATACACTAGTTGATAGCCAGCAGATAGGGGATTGCTTAGGCTAATTCTCAGATTGCTGGCGTTAAACCCCTGCATAGAGAACGCTCGGCTCACGCCATAAACATAGTCTGGTATCTGAATCATACCAGAAGCCTTCTCGGCGGCTGTGATGATGTGAGTGTAGTAGGCGTGGTTGGTGCCGTCCCAGTAATACTCTTGGAAGAATAGCAGAGCGTCGTCTATCATGTTCTCCATCTGATTGTCTGTGATATTGATCTCAATCAGAGGCGCACCAAGACACTCTAGAATATATTGCTTGAGTTCTGTTCTTGTCTGTACGGTCATAGTTTACCTAGCTTACTATTTATTGCTACTAAAAGTGTAGCTATCTTGTCTACACTGCCCTCAAGGCGATCGAGCCTGTGCATAATATCGGTGCAATTTTCTGCGAGTGTCGCAACCTTTTCCAGATTCTTTTTCTCGCGCTTGTACTTCTCATATGCAGCTTGGTCGTCCACGACGATGGAGCCAACAGGATCCTTAAAAACCCCAACGATTGGGGTTCCACTAGCATCGAGAACTGGCTTCATGCTGTAACGATTACCTTATAGTCCCTGATGTAAGGAGTCTGGTTCCGCTCCGTAGAGCTCATAACCGCCTTGAGCCTATATGTGGTAAAGTCTGGAATATCATCCAGGTAAAATTCATACTCGAAGACATCCGTGGCCAACACTGATCGATTGCGTTTTGAGTCGCACTTCAGAATCATCCATGGCTGTGTATCAAGATCAGCATCGCTGTTGCCGTTGTATGCCTTGATATACCAATCGACGCTGGTTTGTGGAGTGCTTGATATGACACTGCGGATTTTAATTCCGACAGATGGCATTTTCACCTCAATTGGCTTGGTGATATATCGAGCCAGAGCGCGTCCATTGGTAGGAGCCAGCTCCGTATTGATGGCAGCAATCTTGGCGTATGCTGTGGCTCCATTTGCATTGTTCGGCGCGCGCTGCACGATGACATTTGGTGGGCGTGTAAATCCAGAGCCTGGAGTCACTATTGTGATCGATGCCACACCGTCGCCAGACATAACTGCCGTGGCTGTAGGTAGAACATAAGATGTGGAGATTTCATCATCAGCAGGCTCGAAGCTTACGGTTGGCGTGGTGCCTTGATAATTTCCTACCTGAGTAACAACAATCTCTGTAATCCCACTAGAATAGTCTGTAGCTGTCATATCCTCAGTAAATGCCTGATCGTTAATGACGTTGGCATAGGTAGAGACCGACGAGGCCAAGCCGAGGTTCATCATGGGGCCGACATTCTTGTTTTCTGAGACAAGTGCGACCTCAATCTGGAATGAGTTCATCTCTTGATTCTGTAGACCAGAGACTGCTGAGTTGAGGACTTTTGCCCCGTTCGGTGCATAGTTCGGTCCCATCAGATCTGTGGTTAGTGGTGTTGTAGTAAATGTATTGTTTGCTGTAGTGAACTTGTGTGATAGGGTCGCCTTCGTGCCCTCTGGAAA